ATTACATCAGGTTCAACGCTCCGAAGTGCTGGTGCATTTGTAGGTGACTTTGCTAGCCGCTTTGATAACTTCTTAAACCCTTTGTATGACTTGTACAACTTAATGGCAGATGATTACAGACAGGTTGATAGCAGAGCGCCCACAACATTAGACCTACCTGCTTTCGCTGACGCTGCGATTGCTGCTGCTGCTTCGCAAGTTCCCCCTGTTAAACAATTCTTACAAGATAAGCCTTCGTTGTTCCAAGAACAAACACCACAAATGGCTAGCTTCACCCGTTATCTAACTGGTGAAAAGCCAGTAGAACCTACTGACGTTATTCAGAATGAACTGTTACGTCTTAACATTGAGCCGTACAGAATATATAAGAGAAGTGGTGATAGGAACTACGACAACCTAAGAGTTAAAGTTGCTGGTCCTGTTATTAGAGAAGCTGTAACAGACTTGTTAGCTGATCCTGATTATAAAGATCAGTCTAAGAATGAGCAGGTTGTTTCAATAGAGAAACGTATCAGTGATGCATTTGCAGAAACTAGAGAAGAATCTCTTGATCTATATTCTGAGCAGGATGAGAAAGGTTCCGTTGTTATGCAGTATAAAGGAATGTCTAAGAAGGAACGTCAAGCTGCTGAGGATAGATTTGTTAAAGAGAATGGAACTAAACCCACAACGTTAGATGAGATGAGAGCCATAATAGATGGTGAATATAGTACAGCTAAAGATATAGGGTCATTCGCCAGTGGTGGTTTAGTTAAACAAACTAACAAGCTACTAGCTAAATAAGAAAAAAGCCAGCAAAGTTTTATAACAATGCTGGCTTTCTTTATTGGTGCGTCCTGAGAGATTCGAACTCCCGACCAATGGTGTAGAAGACCATTGCTCTATCCACTGAGCTAAGGACGCTGAAGTAGTCTGTCTTGGTTATCAAAGAACGCAGCATCAAAACCTCTCTGCCATTCTTTACCTTGAATGGTATCAGGATCATATTGATTCCTCAACCATCCTCTACTAAAAGCATAAGCACCTTGACCATATTGAATCTTCAAAGGTGCTGAGCGTTCCCCATTATGTTGTCTCTTTGGCTGCATTAATGTCTTCCTTAAGTTGTGAAATTGCTAGGTTATGACAATCTGATTTTACCACATAACCGTTACTAGGGTCTTTGTCACCCTTCTTCATAAACACACTGTCCTTAATATACTGGTGTTTATTATACACGCCTAAATACCACCCAACAGTGAAATCATTCTTCACCCTAACAAAGGCATAGAAGTCACACTCTTGAGTATCATTGAGCGCAGCAATAGAACACTCATAGGTTTCAAGAGGCTTCACAGAAGTCTGCTTAGTCTTAACATCTACAGTGGTGCCATCCTCCATTACTAAATCGTATTCATATGTGTTAGCTAGTGTACCACCCATCACCTTCTGTGCTATAGCTTCACCTAAGAAGCCTGCTATATTACCAGCTCCTCTGATGATGGAGTTACGTAGCTGTCCCATCTCTGCTGCTTTGTCTCTGGCCTCTAGCAGCATCTCTCCTGTGATAATAACTTCTACCATTAGTGAACATCCTCCAATGTATAGAAGTCCCCGTAGTAAAAGTAACAGAATGGTAGTTTGATAATCACACCTTCGAAGGCCATCATTTCTTCCTCATCATCTCCTGTATCCACAACGTGATAGACGCTATTACTATACTCAATATCAAGACCAATACCTTGTCGTAAACCAAAACTAATAGACATTATTTATTCTCCTTATTATCTTCCCAGCGTGTCTTGGCAATGATGTAATTCTTTACTAAGCTACTACGTACAATATCTTCAATGCCAAACTCAATCTCAATAAACTCTTTCATGCTACGAAGAATAAATAAGAAATCTAACAATCCACTCTTATCATCTTTCTTCTTCAAATCAACCTGCCTGTAGTCACCACATAAAAAGAATTTAGATGTATGACCAATGCGAGTGATGATTGTATCTAGCTCATGCATGGTACAGTTTTGGCTCTCATCTAACAACACAATGGCATTGTTAAATGTTGTGCCTCGAATGAATGATGTAGATAGAAACTCAACATAGTTTTGTTCTACCAACCTATCCCATGCGTCCTTACGTTTAAACAGATCAGCAGCAATTTGTTTATAAGGCTCTGTAAACATTCCCATCTTTTCATCAGCATCACCGGGCAAGTGTCCCATCTCTCTACTTTGAACTGAGCTACGAATAATTACCAGCTTCTTATAAGGGTTGGTATTATCCATCACTTCCTGTAGAGCTTTATAAAAAGCAATGTATGTCTTGCCTGTACCTGCAACACCTGACAGAGCACCGAAGTAGCTGCCTTGTTGGTACTGATCAAAGAACTCTTTTTGCTTAGCTGTCTTAGGCTTGACCAAGGAGATGTCATTTAGTTTAATTTTAAGACGTTGTTGCTGTGGAGAGGCAGCTGTCTCTGTTGTTGCTGTATCAACTGATTGTCGCTTATTACGAGTAGCCATTAGTTTCCTGATTGTTAGTTAAAGAAAAAGCGTATATATCATTACAACACATACGCTTTCATTATAGCCTACTTAAGCAGCTTTTCCCCATACATCAGCCCAGTCTCCTTTAGTAGCCCCCTTGCTGTAGTCGGTTACCTTCTGTTCAAAGAAACTAGTATGACTAACACCAAGCATACCATCAACCCAAGGCAAAGGATTCTTCTTCACCTTATAGATTCCTTTCATACCCATACTAATAAGGCGGCGATCAGCAATGTAACGAATGTATTGTTTAACATCATTTGCTGTAAGACCGTCAAATGTACACATATTAAAAGCTAAATCAATAAAGGCATCCTCTAAATCTACCATCTGATTAGCAATTGTTTTAATAGCATCAGAGCTAGAGTCTTTAGGATTTTGTTTAACCCACTCCCTGTACACTTTAATCATTCCCTCAGCATGCATCGTCTCATCTACAATACTCCAAGCGATAATCTGACCCAGCCCTTTTAGCTTGCCGTTACGTGCAAAGTTTAGCAACATAACAAAGCTTGAGAACAATTGCATGCCTTCACCAAAGGCAGAGATGGTAGCAATCTTTTCAGCCATAGGCTTGTCGTCTAAGCCTTGTATATACTCATGCTTATCCACCATCTCACCGTACTCTAGAAACTCGTTGTAGGTTGATTCAGGTAGGCCAAGTGTTTCAATGAGGTGAGCATATGCTGCTACATGTAACGCCTCACGTCCAGCAAACCCACTCATCATCATCCTTACCTCAGGCTGCTTAAACGTAGGGATGTAATGGGTGTAGTAACCATCACCAATGTCTAAGTCACCCTGCACAAAGAAGCGCAATATCTTTGATAGAAATTCACGCTCTTCTTTATTTAGTTTCTTTTGGTAGTCTTTGACATCCTCACCCATAGACACTTCGCTATGTAGCCAGTGACTTTGCTCATGCTGTAACCAAGCGTCATACGCCCAAGGGTAAGTAAATGGTTTGAAGCTACTACGCTCTTGTGTTAAATCTTTTTTCATTTGTTCTTCCTTTTTTACCAATGCCGCCATGTGTTGGCAATGATGTGAAGGCAGGTGATTATTTCTAACCACCGTACCAAAGATAGTTCTGCTAGCCTTCGCATGCCAAACAACTATCACCGTTAACTACAGAAGATAAATCAATATTATCTTCAATAGCTCTGCGCTCTACAGCGGCACCAACCTTATCAGCCTTACGCACTTTATCACTACGCAGGTAGTACAAACTCTTGAGTCCATTCTTCCATGCCGAGAAGTGAATGGTATGTAAATACTTGATGGATGTGTCAGGTGGAAAGAACAGATTTAAGCTTTGACCTTGATCAATATATTTCTGTCTATCACCAGCTAGCTCTACCAACCAACGCTGGTCAATCTCCATAGCTGTCTTAAACGAAGCCTTCAATGTATCGTTAATAGATAGGTGCTGCACACTACCATCATTGGCAATGATTGATGCCCAAGTGTCATCATCGTCCATGCCAAGGCGTTGTAGTTCATCCTGTAGAAATCTGTTCTTATATACATGTGCTCCACTCAAAGTGTCTTGTCTAAATACGTTAGCGCGGTAAGGCTCAATAGAAGGACTAGTATTACCCATAATTAAACTACTGCTTGCATTAGGTGCAATAGCCATTGTATGACTAAAACGCTTATGAAGCCCAGAAGAAAGTGCATCAGGACAACTACCACGTTCTGTAGCCAGTTCTGAATTCGCTTTATCAGCATGTGTTTTAATATGCTTGAATATTTCATTGTTAATAATCTTAGCCATCACACCTTCCATAGGAATTGTGTTCTTCTGTAGGTATGCATGAAAGCCAAGTGCTCCTAAGCCTACACTACGCTCCATCATGGCTGAATGTGTAGCTCTGTCAATGACACCAGCTGGTGCATCCTTGATAAACACTTCCAACACATTGTCCAACATCTCTAACACATCCTTAATAAACTGTGGATGGTTCTTCCAGTTGTCGTAGTATTCCAAGTTTAATGAAGACAGACAACACACAGCTGTACGTTCTTTACTTGTGGGAAGAAAAATTTCCGTACACAAATTACTACCATTGATAGATAGTCCTTTGTCTTTCAAGTGCTGTGGTAGCTGTCGGTTAGCTTCATCGATAAAGACAAAATAAGGTTCACCTGTCTGCATACGCAACTCTAACAGCTTCTGCCACAGATATTTAGCTGAGATGGTATCCACCACTTCACTATTAGAGGGGTTAATTAGTTCCCATGTATCATCAACATCACCATCCTTCATACATGCTTCAATAAGGTGCATAAACTTGTCAGTGATGTTAACACCATGATGCAGGTTTAATGTGCGTAGGTTCTGATCACCTGTTGGCTTACGCATCTCAATGAATTGAATGATGTCAGGGTGGCTAATGTCTAAGAAAGCTGCATAGCTCCCACGTCTTGTGCGCCCCTGACGATAGGCCAAGCTGCTACTGTCATAGATTTTCAAGTGTGGCATAACACCTACACTCTTGTCATCACTGTTACGTATACCTACATGCACACCAACACCACCACCAAGCATGCTTAGCCAGTTCGTCTCCGATAGATTTTCAACCAAGCCCTCTGCACTATCATCCATATAGTTAAGAAAACAGCTAATAGGAAGTCCACGCTTACTACGACCATAAGAAAGAATAGGAGTACTGTAACTGAGCCAATGCCGACTGCTATAGTCATAAAGTCTTTGAGCATGCTCAGGGTTACTTGAAAACTTCTCCGATACATAGGCAAACCTTTCTTGGGGGCTGGTCTCATTGTCCATCATATAGCTTTCTTTAAGACGTTGTAGTCCTAAAGAATCAAACAAACTATCTCGTGTGTAATCAATTTTCATTATTGTATTATGTTTAAGGGAAAGAAAAGGCAACCGAAGTTGCCACAGAGGGAGAGATAGTTATATCAGGATTCTTCTTCTGGTGGTGGTACATATTCCAGCAATAGCCGCTTATGCGTTTCTGCTAGTGGGTGGTCATTCATTATGACAACTCCTAACAACTCTAACACATCTGCCACATCCTCCACTGTCTTTAGCGCTTCTCGATTTAAAATAAACATCAGTCTTCTTCTTTGTTAAAACATTGGGACATAAATTCTACCACAACATTAGCAGCAAACTCTTCCGTATCAGAAAAGAACATTATGTTCTCTGTTGTTTCGTTGGTATCACTGTCGATACATTCTACATAAAACTGCTTAGACATTACTGTCTCCTTTAAACAATGATGGAAACTTTTGAGCTAGCACAGCCTTACATTTGTCTGCCACATCTCGGTGCTCTTTCTGTGTAGCTACATCACAACGGATGTCTACATAATGCATCCAGCTACGCAATGTACCATTCATATACATACGACTCATTGTCAATCCTTCAGGTAGTAGCTTACGAGCAACCTCTTTAGCTATGCCATTGTTAAGCGCAGCACCATAGACGCTTCTAACCTGCGCTACTAAAGTGCGTTGCACCTCATCCCACCACCGCTGTAGTTCCCTGTCCTCAGTTGGTAGCGAGTTCTGCCTGTTCTTATCATCTTGCAACCGCACCTCTGACAGAGCGTAGTCATTAGCCACTGCATAACGTTGACTGAACTCCTGAAAGCTGAAGCTGCGGTGGCGTAACATCTGACGGGCAATGTCTCTGGTTGTCTCAATCTCCATACACACGTTAACCATCTCAAACGGAGACCAGTGCTTCTCCCTAATAAGATATTGCAACAGCTTCTCACTGTTAGGATTATCTTGATTGGCTGGGTTACTCACACGGGCCATATAGGCAATGAGACGTTCAGCGTCTGGTGTTGCCCATACTAAGCTTACTTTACTACTCATATTACCACTCCAAATCTTCTTCATTACTAATCTTCTGATAGATTGTGTTAACTGTTTCAAATCTATTTAGATTTCCTGACAACACTTTGCTGGTGTAAATTGTAGGTTGACTACCCAGCTTAGTATGATTAATTGCATCATGTATTATTGCTGTTGTCCCATGAAACGCTGCCTCACCTGTAAAGAATACGACAGGCTTATCCTCGTGATATTCTTGTTGCGAATATATATCATCATCAATATTGTTATTATCCACATCATCCTGCAACATAAACATCAGGCAGCATATAGCGTGTGCTAAGTGATTGTGACCACTCTCTTCATCAATATCCTCATGCTTCATGTACGCCACTATATGTCGCATAGCAGCCGCAGAGTAGCGTTGGTGCAGCTTGTCCACCTTCTTCCAATTGTCTCGATCATACTTGGCTGCACCAAACGTCAACACCTCTACCACCTGCTCTAAAGCATCAAGAGGCAGCAGTGTGTAGTCTGGCTTACCACTATCATATTTAACACCGTTCATTTCTTTCTGGCCTTTCTCTCTTCTGTTGTTTTTGTCTTATGGCACGGCTTACATAAAACTTGAAAGCCTTCCTTCTCACAAAACATTCTATCAATAAACACATCAAATCCTTGCCACCCTTTTATGGGGTCTACAGCTGGTTCAATATGATCTACCTGTACATCATCAGCTACAAACTGTTCAGTGCAAGTAGCACACCTATAGTGCATAGCCATCTTACCAGTTTTTTTGTTAGTCTTCCTCGATGTGAAAGCTTCTTTCAACGCTTCATACTTAGGAGGCCAACGTCTACTGGCGGCGCGTATAGCAGACACCACA